ACAAAAGTTCTAACAAGTTTCCATCTTATATCCAACGCACTTGCCTTTGACAAAGCAAGGATAAATTGTCTTATCCAATAAGCTTTCAAGCTGTTCTTGCGTTTTTATTCCAGACACAATTTTTTGAAAATCTACCTTTTTCTTTTTAAACATTTTAGTATGAAGCAACATTCCAGGCCATCTGTGCGGTATCTCACCATAAAAATAAAGGCCGCTTCCCGTTTCATCGACCTCTATTTTTCTAATAATAAGGAACTCGCCTTTTTGAAGATCTTTAACGCCATGAAGATGCATTATTTTCTATACCCCAACATCACAAGCTTATTGTGTGTTCTCACAAGCCTACGTTTCTTACGATCAATTCTTCGGCCTAATCCTAAAGCCATGCGCATCACTGGAAGAGCGTCAAGTCTTTGACCGCCCTCGGAGTACATGACAACCCATAGCCTTTTACAGTGTTCGTAAGTTTCTACTTTAAAGTTCATTTTAATCCCTTTCCTTCTAGTAAGTTTTCAAGCCACTTTTGAACTGGGCCTTTGTTATCTTTATGATATTCTTCTACCGCTGCCTTGTCATCGCATGGAGGACATTCAGGCTTCATATACCCGAATAAATGAAAACCTACAAACCCAAAAGTGAAGGCTACTAAAGGGCTCTTAAACGCTGTCCGCTGTAAGAACCTAGACACGCTAGTACCTACACCAGTTCTTGCAACTACCACTAAATCGTACAGCCCGAGCCCGATAAGCATTGCGGTCACCACCAAAGCCGTTGTTTCCACGCTACCCCCTAAAGAAAACGTCCAAGAACATTATAATCAGCAGTAAAATGACCAAAATTGTACTATAGATATCAATAAGTTACACCGATTGCTAAAGGTTTTAGGGAATATCCCGATAAGTTAGTATATCAAAAATAAGGAGATTGTAAAATGCGCAGCCTAGATCAGGAAGTTGGCATATTGTCAAGAGAATTAGCAGAGCTATTATCTAAGCACAACAACGATTGGCAAGTAGCAATTCCATTGCTTAGCGACTACTCAAAACGAGTATATAAAATAATCAGCGATGGATACCAAGCCGAGCTAGATGACTTTGATGAAATTTACAAAGAGTTCGTCATGGAAGTAAACTCAATAAATCGTTTTAAACAGCCCTAAAATCTACGCTAGCGCATTTTCAACTCATCTCCCTGCTCCCACTATTACCTGCCCTGTAATTTCACTGTAATCGATTTTAGCCTTTTGTAGCGATTTTAGCCTCGGGCTAGCATTGAGTACCCCACCCTGTGGTGAAGAAGTTATCCACAGCTTCTCGCGGTAACTGAAAATGACGTCAAACCCTATATATATATTTTCTGTCTATTTCTTAGACATATTCAATGATATTAGCTATTTACTTTGCCTTCTTTTTATACTATATATTATTCTATAATTAATAGTAATATATCGGTTACCAGTTACCAGAGACAAAGGTCGTTGAAATCATTGATTAAATTTGGTAACTAGCTTTTTCGCAGTAACCGGTAACGTATATTTTTTATACAGAAGAAATCGGTTACCTATAAGTTACCTTAAAAAAAGTCTGAATACTCCTTTGGTTTCAACCCCTTAAGGCATTTTACAACTTCACCGCCTATTTTATATGGTCTTCTGTAGATCCCTATTTTCTCTAAAAACTTATAGACCTGCCTGTCGTTTAAATTGGTCTTGTCCAGCGCCTTTCTAAAGTCTTTGACATGAAGCAAATGATCAGGATCAAGGTCAAAGTTATTAGCAATCCAAGACGTAACAGACTCCATAGAAGACTCTGCCAATTCAACCGCTTCAATATCTTCGCAAGGTATATAATCACCCTTCATAACTTTATTTTTGTATTCAGAGATGCAGTAGCTAATAAACTCTGGTAGGTTCTTTTTAAGATTGCTATCAAAATTAGGATCATACCTGTAGACAGCGGTCGACAAAGAAGAGCTGTAAATAATCCTTCTCATGTCGGATGCGTCATTAGAAATTGTTGGGCGCTCGTTTGAAGTAAAAAGAAATTTGCAATTGATATCTATGTCAAAAGAATCTTCAAACTTCTTTTCCACCCGGACTTTGCAAGCTCCTGTTAAAGATTTAAATAAACCGCTTCTAACAAAACCATAGTTGTTACAATCGTCTAAAACAATTAGACGTTTTCCAATCAACCCGTTAGTCCAATACTTGTCATCTCTAGCAGGAACAACCTCAAACTTAACAAACCCACCCAAAACGGATGCAATAATTTTTGCAAGTGTAGATTTTCCGTTCCCGCCAGGGCCATACATCCAAAGATACTGCGTACGGTTTGATTCAATATCAAATATTGAACCTATCCAAAGACAAATGGCCTCGGAGTTAGTAAAACCACTCAAAAGAGACTTGAAACAATCTGGGAAAGACGCAGTTGGGTTGTAAGCAAACGGTATTCTATAAAATGTATACGACTCATCACCTGGGAAAGCAAAATCCTTTATTTTATGTTCAAACTTTAAACTATTTACTTTTAAGACAGTATTAAGAATTGATTTAGCAGATGCGTGTGTTAAGAACATAAAATCAACATTAGTGAATGGGTAATCAAAATCATCTTGCGGGCTGTTTTTTATTGACTCATACAAACCATGTCCGCACAAAATTATTTTTTCAATTGCATTTTCTCTTGATAGAAGCTCTACGTTTTTAGTTTCATTATCTATGCATATTAACTGCCAAGGCTCTGAATTATCCCTTCTCCACACTCTGAGATCTTTTCGTGCTTTTAGCACTTCAATTATCATTCTTGTTGCAATTTGTTCCCCTAGCTTTTTCTTTTTCATACCTTTTCCTTGCAGATTCAATTCTTTTCTTTAGATCGACACCGCTCCAATCTATTACTGCTCTTCCTAAAATCTCTTCTATTTCTGATTCTGTAAAATCAGCCTTGAACATGTCTAAAGCGCATCTGAAAGTTGTTAAATTTCTTGAGTCGTAATAAGTGCCGTAATTTATAAATGATTTAGTGAAGCTGTTTAATGTACGTGGTTTTGTGGTGTAGTGTATTGGTGTAGTGTAATTTGTAAGTGGTGTGTATGATTTTATTTCCCAAGTATATTCACTTTCTCTATCTATGACAACAATTTCCTTAGAAGGAAAAAAGAACCTACCTGCGTCGCTGCAACTTTTATCCGCGTGTGGAAACCGTTTCATAGCCAACTTAATATTATATATATACTCATCGACGTTTGTTATTGGTTTATCAAATGGCAAGACCAAACGAAACCTATCGCACGTGATGCCGTTCTTATTTTTTCCGTGGCTTTTAGTTGTTGCAATTATACGTTTAAAATCTTTTAGCGAGTCGTTTATATCGAGCATCGACTCTTCACCTGGTTGATCAAAATCTAGTGCTAAAAAGTGCGCTTCAATAAAATTGCTACCGCGTCTTTCTCCGTCTTTCCATATGATTGGCGACCATACTCCATTTAAAATAGTGTCACCAAGTAGCGACATGTTGTGAAGCACTTCAAAGCCTTTGTGGTATTTCCACCCATCGTAACCATCAAACTTTTTGTAAGAGATCATAAAATCTTTCAGTAAGAGAAGTATTTGTTACCTTTAGGCTCGCCAAAAGAATTGACGCCATCTTTTTCCCATTGATCAAATATTTTATATGCGGAAAATAATAATTTCTTGTTTTTTTCTACATGATCAATGCCATGTTTATCTATTAGTTTATAGTAAATAGAACCCTTTTTCCAACCGTTCTTCCAAGCTTTTCTCATGAGATTATTAAGATCTCTTTGAAACCTTGCCAGGTCTTTGTCTACTATTTCTTTTAACTCACCTTCGCCTATTTTTAGCGTTTTCTTTTCACTTGGTGGAAATATAAAACCACACTCTGGGCATTCTTTTTTTGCCGCATGTACGACGTATGAGCATTGTTTACAAACCTTAACCGGAGCTTCTCCAATGCTGTGGCGAGTCCTTTTAAAAGGCTCTGGCTTTGCAGGCTCCTCGTCCTCTATAAATCCGTGGGTTTCGACATTGCCAACGTGATCGAATACGTTAAAGAATTTTTTACCAGGATAGGGCCTAGTCCCACGCCCAAGCATTTGTACATAAAGATTTTTTGATTGTGTTGGCCTGCATAATATTAAATTTTTCAAGTCAGGTATATCTACGCCAGTTGTCATTGTGCCAATGTTTATTATGAGATCGTGTCTGTAGACTAAGTCCATCCGCTCATCTATCGGCGTGTCGCCAGTGATAACTATGTTATCTATCGAGGAGTCTTTAAATATTTGAGAAATCCAGTTTGCGTGCTCAATATTAATTGCAAATAATAGCGTTCTACCGACGCAGTTTTTAAGGTAATTTTCTACTACATGGCCAACAACGCCTTGTTCTTTAAAACTTAATATTGCTTCGTCGTCTTTGTACTCTCCATTTCTTATTGCTATACCATCGACAGAAAAGCGAGAAGAGACGTAATACTTTGGCGCAACAAGATGTCCATTATCTATTAATTCTTGAAGTGATATAGGGTATACGACAGAGTCTTTGTCAGCGACTAGGTGCATCATACCAGCCTCAACCCATGGCGTTGCTGTGACTGATACGATGTAACTATGTTGGTAATGTTCTAAGAACTTCATAAAGCTGTCTGAGGTTGCTAGGTGTGCTTCGTCTATTACTAGTAAATCAGCATTAGGATAATTATTTCTCCTAACGCACGTATCTACAGATACCACTTGCACTAGTTTTGTGTCATCAAACCTATGATCATTGGCCATCAACACGCCATGATCTACGTCGTATGATGACAGTCTTTTAGATGCTTGATCTACTAAAGATCTGCCTCTTACGACGATGCAAACGCGTTTGCCGTTAGAAGCTGAGAGCTTAGCTAGTTCACAGAATACAGCCGTTTTCCCACCACCAGTTGATAAATGGAGTAGAACTTTTTTTTTGCCGATTCTAAAAAGCCCTCGAATACATTCAAGGGCTTTTAGCTGATACGGTCTTAAGACAAAACTCAAAATGGGATTACCTCATTTGGATCATCTTTTTTTGGCTCAGCAGTAACTTTTGGTTTTGAAACTTTATACTTTCCTGACAATTCTTTTAGGCTTTGTTTTTGAGAAGCAGAAATAATTGTGGATATTTCCTCTCCTGTAACTCTTTCAGGTCCAAGAGGTCCTAGACTTCCAACCCTAACTGCTAAACTTCCATCGCCTTGAGTTTGATTTACACCGTAGACCTCAAACAATTGTGATTTGTCTAGTAAGTTGTCCTTGTTCAGATCCTCAAGCTCCATTGTTGCAGGATCAAACCCAACATAACAAAGTTGTTGAATGCACATTTTATTTATCTCGCCAGTGTCTTTTTTAAAAGGGGAGCCGTACCAAGTTTGTTGCTCGCCCTCGTCACCAATAGAAAGTTTAATAAATACTTGAATGTTGCCTGCCCTTGTTTTTGTTAGTCCATGGTCTACAATTTGCGCATAATTCTTACCAAGATTCATAGTGATACCCCTTATTTAAATAAATGGATTGCCATATAAGCAAAGAAAACTATTTTAGTAAACAGTTTTTTGTGGTAAAAGCGTTAACCAATTTAATAAGAGGGGTAAACATGCAAGACAAAGTTTTAAAATGTTTGGAGAAGTGGCTTAAAGACGAAAACAACTCGAAGCTAGTGCTTGCCTCAAAACTGGGCTATAGATCAAGCACCGTGGTAGATCATTGGTTAAAAAGAAAGAGACTTCCTTCTTACACAATTAAGCCACTTGCAGAAATAATTGGGGTGAAAATATGAACCAAGAGTTAGTTATAACAGGCGAGCGATACATCTCTATGAAAGACCAGGCCGAGGTATTAGTTAAATCAGGATTCTTGCCACCAACAGTAAAAAGCGCTGAGCAAGCAATGGCAATTGCTATCAAAGGTGTTGAGGTTGGAATGCCTATGATGCAAAGTTTTAGCCACATTAATATTATAGGTGGCAAGCCTTGCATGTCCGCTGAGGGGATGAATTTTTTAATTAGGAAAAATTGTCCTAATGCAAAGATAGATATTATAGAACGAAGTAGTGAAAGGTGTAAAATCAGAGCTCAAAGATCTGGTTCTGAGCCTTGCGATTTTGAGTATTCACTTGACGACGCAAAAAGAGCTTTGCTTCTTAGTAATCAAAGTTGGCAGAAATATCCAAAGCAAATGTTGTTTGCTAGATGTTTTAGCGATATGGCCAGGACAATGTTTCCTGACTGTATTGGAGGTGTTTCATATACACCAGAGGAGCTTGGCGCTGTAGTTGATATTGATGGCCAGGTGATTGGATGACCACCTTAGCAACGTTGACGCAGCAGTTCGAGGCTCTATGCGACGAAATAGACAACAACGGTGGTCTAGTCCCAGAGGGTTTGTTAGAACGCTTTACGGATATCCAAGCCTCCCATCAAGAAAAGTGCTCGGCCTATGTCGCCTTGCTTAAAGTCTCGCAGATGAACGCGGCCTATTATTCTTCTAGGGCTGAGCAATTAAAGCAACGGGCTAAAACCTGCGAGCTAGCCGAGAAGTCTTTAAAAGAGCGGCTTAAATATAACTTAGAGAAGTCCCCAGACTTGCCTTGGAAAACGTCCGAGGGTGATAGGATCTCTTTAAGAGACAACCCTGAGAGTTTAGATCTAAAGATACTAACCTCGACAAGGTCTTTTTCAAAGGTGATAGAGCCTATTTGCTTAGATCGAGTGCCCTTAGAGTTTATAGATGTGGTAACGATTAAATGTCTCAACTCTCAGAAGGTTAAAAAGCATCTACAAGATGGAAACAAGCTAGATTGGGCCGAGTTGAAACGAGACAAGCATGTGAGGATTACTTAAATTTATGTCGCACCCTATCAATGAACTAAGAAACATAATTTCTTATCATCACAAAAACGTTCAAGCAGATCCATTTATTATGGATAGACTTCGTTCTTGGTATGATAAATACGTCCATGAAGTTAACGCTACTTACTCGTTCCCATATGGAGATGAAGAATTATTAAAGAATAATTTTTCTTATATAAGAGATATTTTATTAAAAAATCTAGCATCGGAGATCGGTAAGGTTTTAGAACCTCAGATTGATCGATCTCACCCATTTCAGGTTACGTGGCTTTTAAAAGCTAACTTAATAATTGATAAAAACGCTGATGGTTAGATCCGGGATCGCTGTGGTAGATAAGGCTCAAGGGCCCTTGGAGACACATACAAAAGAAACCCTAGGCATAGGGCCAATTGAGTACTGACTAGGCTAATGGAAAACCGCTCTCGGCAGGGAGAATATTCGTTCGATTCGAAATCAGTTAGCAAGCGTAGCGCCTTGCACCCGGTTATTTAAACACCACACCCCAAAGAGCTTGTAGGCCGTTTATGCGAACGTAATCTGCAAGTTCTGACGCTTTAAACTTCCCAATGTACTCGCAATGAACATACTCAAAGCCAACTATCTGTAGGCCGTGTTTTAGATAAGTCTTTCTTAGCAGCTTATAGTCAAATTTCTTTTCGTCCCAAGTCCACTTGCCGTCAACTTTTCCAACTAAATCTGCGCCCAAACCCCAATTGTGTGCCGACTGCCCAGGTTTAGCGTTTGTTACAATAGGGCCAGGACGGCTACGCCCAGATTCCCATAAGTATTGTTGTCTTTCCAAACTTCTAAAGCCTTCATATATACTAGCGTCTAAACCCTGTGTTTTTAGGTCTATAAGTACAGCGTCTACCATCGCATAGAACTGTGGAGCGAGTAGTTTTATATCGCGGTTAGGTTTTTCTATAGACATCTAAAACCTCCTAGTATATAGAAGTATACGAATTCATACGAGGGTCTAATGAAGCTAAACAGAGTCACTGTCGAAATTGGTAAAAATAAGAAATCGCTTCTTAAGTATAGCACCAGCCGGGGTTGGTCGGTATCTTACGTTGTCAGAAAGTTAGTAGAAAAGTTACTTAGTGGGGAGATTGTTTTGTGAATGCTGCTGTTTCAAGGATGGGTTATGAAAGGTCTAGGTCTAGGTCTAGGTCTAGGTCTAGGTCTAGGTCTGGGTCTTGGTCTTGGCATAGGTCTTGGTACAGGTCTTGGTCTAGGTCTTGGTATAGGTCTTGGTCTTGGTCTGGGTCTTGGTCTTTGTCTGGGTCTAAGCGTTGGTGTATTTAAATAAACATTTTGGAGGGTTTTTATGGAAGTTAGTTTAAAGGATTTAAAAGATTTATTTTCTCACGATTCAAGTGCACACCCCTACACGCTTGGGAATGTTTTCATAAGGACTGTGACAATGGCGTATACAGGCAGACTTGTACAAGTGACGAATCAAGAACTTGTGCTAGAAGATGCTTGCTGGATTGCTGACACTGGAAGATTTGCAGATTTCTTGAGTGATGGAAAGTTAAATGAATGTGAGCCGTATCCGGCTGGCAGAGTAATTATAGGCCGAGGGGCCTTGGTAGATTGTTGCGCTTGGAAGCACGATTTGCCGAGAACCCAAAAATGAACGCTTCAGTTTTAAGGATAGGTTGTGAAACGTCTGAGTCTAGGTCTAGGTCTAGGTCTAGGTCTTGGTATAGGTCTTGGTATAGGTCTAGGTCTAGGTCTTGGTCTAGGTCTTGGTATAGGTCTTGGTATAGGTCTAGGTCTAGGTCTAGGTCTTGGTCTTGGTCTGGGTCTTGGCAGAGGTCTTGGTGTAATTAAATAAACATTTTGTATGGAGGGAAACTGAACAACGTCCATCCACTATTTGAAATCATATTAGACAACTGGAGGCTGCATGGATTTGCCACCGAGAAGAAGTATTCTACAAAGGCTTGTGCTAGCACTGTGGCCGAGAAGAAAACTAAGAATATATACACCTTTCCTCGTCGCATGGAGAAGAAAACTAAATGACTAATGAAGAAATGATTGAATGGTCTGGAGTAGTTCCAAAGTTAAATTTTAAAGAGCACTGGGACGTGCGAATTATTCCTCCGTTCCTTGGCGCTCTTGTTAGGTTTTGGGTTTATAACAAGGATAAGAAAGCTTCGGTCTATCTTGATGTTGAAAATTCTTTAGGTTACGAAGACGGGCCATACTGGGAGTTGTACGATCGAGATAAAATGGATGTCGAAAGGTTTGCAATGGAAGACACGGCAGGACTTATGAAAGCGATTGAGAATGTTTTGGGCTAGTAATTAAACGTATGCTTTAGAGCGTCGGTACTGGGAGATTATGAATGGCGAAGATTGATTTAGACGCAATCAACGACTACGTATATGGAATGGAGCGCACAGGCAGTTCTCCTTGCTATATAGAAACTAAAAGCATTCGAGCAATGATTGCAGAGCTTAAAGCTGCGAGGAAAGTGGTTGAGGAGGCTAGGGAATTGGTAGAAACGCAATCACTATATCGATGCCCAAAATTAGAAGCAGCCCTAAAAGAACTAGAAGGCAGTGAAAAATGAAGATTGATTTAGAAGAAATTAAAAGCCGGATATTCGATTATTTAGACTCTGTCAAAATGTTCAATTTCGTAGGCACTGTTGTTTTTGAAGAACATATGAACGAAGTATTGTATCAGCTTAAAGCTGCAAGGGAGTTTATTGATTCGGTTGAGACTATATTGTATGGGACAGATTTTCCTGAATTTGATCTTGATAAATTAAAACTAAAAGCTATAGAGAGAGCTTTTAAGCTGTATGAAAAGGCTACGAAATGACACCAACACCTAGACAACGAGAAGAGTGGGAGAGTAATAAAAGTAAGTCGTTAGAAGAGATTAAAGATGCTATTGAATATTATGAGTGTCGTATTCAAGATTCTGAATTTCGCTTAGAAGAACTGAAAAAAGAGCTGGACATGATTAAGGCTAGAACTTTCGAAGACTCTTACTTTGAGTTTCTAGCAGAACAGGGGAGTGATAAATGAGTAACTTTGTAATCTTAGCAATAGAAGAAAATGGCGAGCTTAAAGAAGCTTTGATTAATATAGATAAAATTTTAGAAATATCTTTAAAAGACGGAAAAACTACGCTCTATACTGATTGCAATAAAGAATATTTCTGCGTTGAGCCAATCCACCAAGTCTATGCAAAACTTAGAAGCGTACAATCTACACAAGCGTTTTCTGACGATTGGATGAATACTAAAAAAGGCGAGAAATGAAAATATTGATTATTTTAGCTTTGGCGGCTTATATCTATATAGCATTTAATGGGTTTATTAAAAGATTAAAATTTATACTAAGTGTAAATGTTTTATCTGAAAGAAGATATGGGCCGATAATTCTAAAGACTAAATGGATTACAACGTGTTTTATTGCCCATATTTTTTGGCCTATCACTTATTTTGTGCAAATATATCTATTTTTAAGAATGTTGAATCATTTTCAAGGCGAAAAAGAAGATATTAAAAAGTATTTTGACGAACTTTATAATCTGGCTGAAAAGAAAAAAGAGGTTGTATGAGACCACCAAACACAGCGCAAGGGCCGGTTGATGAGGCTACAAAGTTTAGGCCTCGTTACTTAAATATTCCGTGTCCTGACAAGTACAGGTTCATATGCGGTAGGTGTTCTAAGCGTTGGGGCGAGCCAGACAGGCTTGGGTATATAGACGTAATAAGGTGTGAAGAGTGTCCGAAACTGAATGTTAATTAGGAGCAACAAATGGTTGGTAACTTTCTATCGCAATTCTCATTCGACACGCTCGTTGCTGTCGCACAAGGCTCGGCAACTCTAGTTGCTTTAGCAGGAATGGCGTATTTACTTTACTTGGCTTGGAGGTTGTTTTGATTTACTTATTAGCTTACCTAATCATCGGTTGCTTGTTCACTCTTTACTTTAGGCGTGAGCTATTCCCTAGACCTGACCAAGGTTATCATCTTGCGAACGTAGCAGCTTCAATTGTGTGCGGGCCGATTATAATAATCGGTGTTACGGTTATAGCTGTGACGTGCTTTATAAACTCTTTTATTCATAGGGTGTTTGGATGACCTTCACAATCCCTCTTGGCATAGTCGCTACGGTAGCAATCTTCGCTACTGCTTCGCTTATAATCCTTGCAATGCTAGGCGCTGGCCTGGTTTGGTGGGTATTTACTAAATGACTATAGAAAAGTTAACTAAGTACAAATCGCCTTATGTTTACAAACTAAGTGATTTAAAGCACGCGTTTACAGAAAGCCACACACTATCACAAAACTGTATTCTTTTTATTACGCAAGGGTCAAATGAATGCGTCATAGATTTTGCTTTAGTGCAATTATATTCACAAGACACGTTTAAAGTTATTTACTACGGATCAGGAACAAGCAACCTAACTGACCCGGTTGGCGAGTTAAGAGAGCTTCGCCATATGCGCTTTGGCGAAGATGGGTATGTTTTTCATATGCCTGGCAAGGCTCTCATAGAATCTATGAACATTTTGTCCAAATACTTTGATTTATAGCCTGACATTTTACTAAATCCTAGACTGTGTTATAATTTACCAAACACACGGGAAGGGGATTATATGCTTGGATGGATCATGGGTATTGCCACTCTCATACAATCTATTGTTGCAGCGCTTAAGCTTATACTACCTTCGTCTAAAAAGCACGATTGCGATAAGAGTGATGATAAACCGGAGTGAGATAAAACTGCTTTCCTCGCTTAACGGTTATAGAATTTTTATTCTTGCCATGATGGGCCGAGGGCATAAACTAAATGACATTGTCTATACGCTAGGGACATCCGCAGCTTGGGCCACATTCGAGTGGCGTAAGATTGAAAAAGCTTTTCCGCAACAAGTGTTCATAAAAGCTAAAAACGGCCATATGAGTTTGACGGCCTACGGTAAAATGTTGTCCAATATATGTAACAAGTTTCTAGCAGAACTGACCCCAAACCTGGGGGATGTTAAAACCAAACCGCAAAGGAGTGCTTATGGTTATGCTGATAGTGTACGGTGTACTGGCTATGGGTGTGTTGGGTGCTATAGCTGCTGTCCTAAAACATTGGAACGCCCCAAAGACGCTAGAGGAACAGCGTCTAATCGAGCAACAAAGGCAAGAGGCCAAACAAAAGCAGATGGAAGAGAAAACCAAACGCTTGGAGGCTAGACGAAAAGCAATTGAAGAGCGAAGGAAAGCCCAAGCTGAAAGGAGAAACCGCCCATGATTAAGTTTATAGTTGTTGGTTTACTGTTAACAGGATGTATTAAGAAAGAAGAAAATCACTACCACCAATGCCGTCCTGCAAAAAAACAGCCTACAGGGTTTGTTAAAGACATAGAGCAAACTTTGATCAACGGTGATGTAGTTGACCCTAAAGACTTTCCGGCTACATTTAAAACGACAATAGGCAACTCTTGGTGTACTGGAACTCTTATAGGTCCAAGAGTGTTACAACTTGCCTCTCACTGCGTTCCTAACGGTGGGAAGGCTAGCTTCTCATCCAACGGTGTGACATACACTGGAACCTGCCAGCGCCACCCTGCATACAACGGAGACGAAACAGCTGATTACGCGCTTTGTTATTTAGACAAGGTAGCCGATGTTGCTTTCTACGAGACTGTAACACATGAAGAAGTTGCTATAGGCGAGACAATCTACCTAGCTGGTTATGGCTGCAAATATCCAGGCGGCAACGACAAGCCAGATGGAAAACTTAGAGTAGGGCCTAGCGAAGTAATACAGCTTCCAATTGATAGCAACGACATCGTGACAGAAAAAAACGCTGCACTTTGTTACGGTGATTCAGGAGGCTCTGTATTTAAGAAAGACTCTAAAGGTATTCTAAAAGTAGTAGCGATCAACTCTCGCGGTGATATTGAAACGACTAGCTACCTACCCGCCTTGTATACAGTGCCAGCTAAGAGTTTTTATATATCATGGGCGGCAGGAAAAAAGGCTTTTATATGTGGTTTAAGCGGTGATGATCCTAAGTGTAGAGGTTACGTAGCACCTGAGCCTCCGCCTGCACCTGAACCTTCTCCATCTCCTTCACCAACGCCTACGCCAATACCTGAATTGCCTGAATGCTGATATAATAAAAAGGTCATTAAATAGTGACCTCCAAATGCTTGCGTGAAGGCTTCGGATTTCCGAAGCTTTCATTTTATGTAGACAGCGCGTCCAGTCCAGCCACCTAGAAACTCTATATAGTCTAGGACTTCGTCCCTAGTTCTACAGCTTCGGTAGTTACAATTGTTTATTTCAAATTTCTTCCGCCATTCTTTTTGTTCTTTTGAGAAAACACCGTTCTTTGACTTCAGTTCAAGTCCAGATCTAATGCCCGCTTTAGTGGTAATATCAAAGTCAGGGTAGCCTTTCATAGGATTCTCTCTTAAAAAGATTTTTCCGTTTGCTCCCATAGTCGGAATACCACCGAGATGAACTCTATGGTACAAAAGTCCCGAGACGCTTAAGGCGGCTTCTGTAAATTTAGAAAGACTTCCCTCTTCTAGTTTATAAGGTTTTTTGGTTTTCTTAATGATTTTTTCTGATGTCAAAATTCACTCCTTGTTTATGGCATCCCGTGTAATAAAAAAGGGGCTGGTTAGCCCCCTATGCCACACTTAAAAAGTAACTGGCCTACTAAATTATAGCTTAAGGCCATAAATTTCGCTAAGGTCTTTGACTAACTTTATTGCAAGCTCGCCAACTTTCGCAAGTTCTTCTTTATCAAGATCCTTGACTTGTGCGTAGGCTTCACCTGCAAGTGCAGCGATATCGTATGAATCTTTTGCAGCGCCAGCAAGTGCAACCGCATCGCTGTAGCTAACTTTCTTGTCTTCCATGATAGCTGCTACGTCTTTAGCAAGCTCAACAATTTCTTTTGCAAGATCTTCTAACTTATCAATCCCTAATTTCTCAGCCATGATCATCTCCCTTGATGTTGTTTTTTGTTAGCTGTTTCCATGTCCCTTAATCTTAGCTCATGATCTTTAATTGCGTCAATCGCCCATCCCATTTTTACATTCAGCTCCTGCACTGACATTGAAATAGTCTGGAGCGATTGAGCCATATTATCCATCTTTGAAACTGCAATAGAAACCACACCTATGATCATAACAAGTACCAAGTGATTTATGTTTTCACCAAGTTTAAACATCGTTACCCCTCGAAAGCATGGTTTGTATATCGACAAATCCATTATATGACATTCCTTAAGTTTTTAGAACTTTACGACCTGAGTAATTATAAATGCTGTCGAATCATCCGCTGTACTGTTTAAAGTACCGACCGTATGTGCTCTTATCACGTCGTTTGCAGCAAGGATTACAGTTACAGAACAAGAAGACATTGCGCTTGTTGTTTGAGGGTTAAAAGAAACAAGACGATCAGCATCAGTTATTGATTCAATGCTTGTTGTTAATTGTGTACTATTTTTACTAATACCAGCGATTGCAGCAGCTGCACTACTACGGTCAAAGTATGATATAGTGTAAACACCAGCCCTATTTATAGTAAATGTAGCCCCAAGAGTTGCAGAGTCGGCATAGGTGATATCAGAACCTACGTTTTGAACAGTAGTTGTGAAGCGTCTAATCTTTGTATTGGTTGAGCCGTGTCCGTTACCGCCACTCAGACGCACCATCGAAGCTGGCTGCATGTACTTGTTTAATATTGCCCACTCTGTTGAGTAAGCTTGGATAACCACTTCATTATACTGCTCGTTTAAAGTATATGTTGTAGCGCCTTCGATCGTTTCAGATCCTTCGCCATCAATAATAACTTTACCAGCGCCAGAATCTGTTTTCTTGAATCTGATACGTCTATTTTGGTTGTCAGCCAATGTAGGCAGAGTCATGGTTCTATCACTTGCACCAGTTGAAACAAAAATAGTTGTATAGCCATCAGAGTCTAATATTGTGTAGTCAGTGCTTGATTTAACAACGACAGATTCCCCGCCACTCACTCCGGTTGTGTCCCATGATGTACTTGAACCGTCCGTTTTTAAGAATTTTCCATTATTGCCAGTTTGGCTTGGTAGGAACGCATTGAGCGCGGCATTAGCGGTTGTTTGACCGCTTCCACCGTTTGCAATTGGTAGAGTTCCAGTCACCCCAGTTGAAAGTGAGACGTTAGTGATAGTATTGCTTGAACCACTGATTATTTTATTAGTTAAAGTCTGTGTGAGTGTTGGCATAACAACGTTAGCCCAAGCACCGTTTGCATAAACTCTAAGGACATAACTAGTGGTGTTTAAATAAATGTCTCCCTCACTAGCTGTGCCGTTTGCTGTAACGAAAGCTGCATCGTCAACGTATGGTGATATAGCAACCGTGCTCGATGCTAGAGAAAGATCACTGGGCGCTGTTGCTGATACGCCACTTGAAAAATAGAGCTTTTTGATTGTTGGCATTATGGTACTCCCCTAAGTTCATTTGTTTTTATATTTGTCTTATTTGTTGTTGAATTTACACTAACTATCATAGCATTAACTTGCTCAGACGACGAAGCAACAGCATCGTTATCAAGAGATACGACGTCGCCAATGTTAGAGTTTAAATCAACCGAAGCGGTTTCAAAATTATACTCTATTTTTGGATTTGAAAGGTATTGGAAAATAGCATCTTTACTCCCATATATGTTAGCAAGAACATGGCTAAATTTAATTGTTCTATCGGTTTTGTGTAAATATCTTACGACATTACTATCCTCATTAACTGATGGACCATTTATAGACAAACATTCACGGTCTTTATATTCATCGTTTTCAAATTTTATTTGATTTACAGTGTCTTGATAGTCAACATTAGTTGAAAACGATGCAACAATAATATTTGAGTCATCTCTATTTCCTATGCTGGTGAGCATGTCAGGGCTCTTAATTATCTTATATTCAACTTCCCTGTCTGAGTTTATTCTAAGAATTCCAAACGTAGATTTTATTATAGATTGAGCTATGCCAAGATATGATGGAAATTCACCTTGCCCAAATGGAGGTATAGTCATAGCCACTGATGAGTCTAGGTCTGAATCAGCCTGTGTAAATGAAGTTGAATTAACTGTAAGTCCAGCACCTTTACATACTATTTTTAAAGCTTCAGCATGTGTTAGCGGACTGTTTGGGGAAAATCTGCATAAAAACTTTTGTTTACCAGGGAGTAATGGTTTTGAAGAACTTGAAATATTTAGCGATGTAATAGTTACATATACCTCAGTTACATCGAGATCTATCCCTGGATCATATGAAGTTTCGTAAGATACCGTGAAAGGCACATATCTACCAGAATAAACTGGTATGGCCCATAAAGGCACAAGACCTAGAGTCACACTAGAAACCTCATAAGAAGCGTCTTCTGTTCCTTCAATCCAGACTGATATGCTTGGGTGAACATCATTAGATATTGAAGGTACAGGAATAGAACCGCTTGTATATGTTGACGCACCATCAAAGAAATAAGATGTGTTCTCCACAATAGCTACGTTGTAACTATTTCCTGCATGTGTGAAACTTCCTATCGAACATATATTTCCTTGACCTGGTACATAGTCTCCTATCCTTAAAGTATTTATACTTGAGCACTGCAAATATAGAAGTCTAACTCCGACTTCCATATTAGCTCCATCAGAGTATACCACTTTAACCATGTAATGCTCATATGCCCTTGAAATTGTCCCAAACGAAAGTTTTTTTAATGAGTTTCCGATTATCCTGCCGACAGAGAATCTGACTGAAGTAGATGTATCAAGATCTGAATCAACTGGTACACAAGTAATACCCACAGTTTGATGATAAAATTCGGTGCTAGCCGTTGTTCCATATGCCTCTGATATTCTATAGCCTCTTTCTATAACCGCCGGAGATGTTATACCTATTACAAAAGGTTTTGGTTTCCCCAAATGCTCAGGAGGTACGCTCCAATAATATGCTTGGCTAGAAGTACCAAACTCTGCCTTTTTAGTTAAAGAATTAAAAGAGTCAACTATATCGATTGAAGCAATATTTCCTTTTATAGAAATATTAGATACTTCACCCGAAAATATTCTCTTGCTGGTGTTTACATCTCCTATACAGACCCATACGTCTACCTCTGCTCGATTCCATGAAAACGATGTATCCAAAGTATTTTGGAACCACCTATTATCTATAATCACATTTAAATTTGTGCTGCTGATAGTGAATATTGTTTCACCGATATTTTTGATAGATTGTCCCCATTGAGGGTATGAGGTTAAAATTGGCTCCCATATAGCTTCTGGTAAAGAAGCAGTATTCCCATGCGTGTCCCTTGCCATTGTGCCAGTTATATAAAAAGGTATTTCTACAGTTGTTACATGTGCAGAAGATGTTAAATCATTAGTGCTTACGACAAATATATACCCACCTGATACTGATACATTTGCCGAGTCAACTATAACACCATTTATATATACGTTTGCATAAACAGTGTATTCGTATGAAAATCTATATGTATCCGTTGCATAATGATACCCAAGACCAAGGTATTTTCTAGGCTTCAAACGAACTAAAGAGAATTTATCTAAATCAGGCTTAATTATCTCAGTAGCAAAACTCATTGAAGCACTCCAAAAGCAATCCTTGCCGCTGCAGTGTTGCCAGAGGCTACAGGCTCAAGCCAATCAGACCATATTCCTAGATATGTATTCTCAGCGTCTCTTGTGTAGCCAGTTGTCACAAGTCTAACATAGTAATTTTCCGTAGATAAAAACTCGTATCCGTCGAAGGAAAACGTTAGGTCAAACAGCCAGTGAGTTGAGGTTTGACCAAGTGTTGTACTGCTTAGATCGAGCGTTTCGCTTGTAGCAAGCGCAGGCCCAGTAGCAGAGGTTGCAATCTCTAAATAAGCTGTGTATGTGAATGATGAAGCGTTTCGGTTGTAAACTCTAAGATGTGCTGTGTTTAGTATTCCAGACAACCCGGTATAAGATCCGAGCACAGTTGACGAAGTATCGGCTATTAAAAAGTATCCTGTGTCTGGATATTGCTCGACGCTACTCATAGGACCTCACGAAGGCTAAAAGAGAAATTGTAATAGCTATTTAGAACGTGTGCAAACTGTACGTCCGAGTCAACTTCGACATAATGAGTCATCTGATCTAGTGAAGTAGAAACACTTTGTGCAGGGTCAATTACTATAAAGAATGGCCTTCCTGTACCAAGATCGTATGCAAGTTGCTCCATATCGATCAACTCTTGATCTTTTAAGTATTGCACACTCGATCCGCTGATACTTAAAACCCTTGGACGCCTGTCAGTATAGAGCTGCCCGGATTCTGAGAAGCTTCTTATACTTTGATCACTACGATTTCTAGTAAATCCTACGGCCAAATTAGTGTTTGTGTTTACTACCGAGTTTCCAATCCAAGCTACTGCTGCATTAATATTGCTATTGGTAACGTCAGAGATAACAATTCTCCAGTACCTGCAAGGCTCAAGCGTTTCACTAGGAGCTACAAAAGCACCATTGCTTGATACGGTCATAGCTTCGCTTATCTGTGGCGAAGTCCAAACATCAACATTGTTTCCTTGTAATGTTATCGTTGCATTAGAGCAAGAAAACGCTTCGTTAGCAGGAGGTATTAGAGCGCCAAAATCTGCAATCTGAGGCTGTCCAAGGTCTACTTTAATCCATTCCGACGTATTATATCTGCGCTCATTTGCAGTGAAAACAGTGCCAGTTAAATTTGATGTTGTTAAAAATCCTAGAGTAGACCACACAGCGTTTGTTGTGCTTGATAGGTTTAATGTACCTGAAGCACCGAGAGTTATAACAAAGCGACCATTAGAGTTCCTTGAAAGAGTTTGACCAGTGACGTTGTTAAAATGTGTTATAAGCGTAGTAACTGTATAACTCCCTGCGGTCAACGTGTACGTGGTGCCATTAATATAAACTTTATTGTTTGATGACGAAATCTCGAATAGGCCCGCTGCTTTCCAGACTTTAGAACGTATCCCTGAATATAAATTGGAAGCAGGGTAAGTCGATTCAGCACTGGACGCTGAGAGCGTGGAGTCAACGAAGTTATTAAACGAGAATTTTGCATTAGTAAAACTCATACAGCCAACCTCGCGTTTTGCCTATTCAACTGCAATATGATATCAGCGAAAGCTGATTGGTTCACCTTAACTTCTGATTGAACAGTCACTGGTTGTTGTACAGCATTTAGGATAGCCATTAGAATAGCATCGCTTTTACCGCCACCGTCTAAGAAATTACCAAGCTGTCCAACCATGTCTCTAGGAACTACCATTTCACCAGGTGTTAACATCGCTGGAACTGTATCGGTACCACGCGCTGCGTAAAGTGGAACGATACCGCCCTTAGCAAACCCTAGAGCGTCGCCAATTCTCTCAGCAGTTTCAGCTATGACACCTTTGCCGCCACCTTTTCCAAACGTCCCACCAGCTTTTTCAAACGCTTCTTTAACGGATACGAGCACGTCAACTAGTGGTTGAAACGCATTTTTAAGTGCGTCTATTGCTTGAATGAAAGGTTTGAATATGTTCTGAAGAGATTGAGCAAAACCTCTGAAGAAATCACCGATACTATTTATAAACCCTTTAAATCTTTCGCCAATGTCGTTTGCAAACATGCTAAGCTTAGCACCAAATCCGTCTATGACTTCTCTAAAGCCTGGGATTAGATTTGCAAAAACTTGGACAATTGAACCTATGATAGATGTTACAAAATATTTAACTCCGTTAACAATCGCCATGACCAAGTTTTTCCAAAAAGCTGGATTACTAAGTATCTCAACCAATGCCTCGATAATGGCCGGAAGGCCCTCAATAATCCCCTGGATGATGTCAGGTATTGCATTGAAAAAATCTTTTACAAAACCTTTGACTGCGTCTTTACCTTGAGCAAACACTTCAATTAAAGGGCCTAAACCTGGTACAACAGCGTTTGCAATTGTACCAGCTAATTTTATAGCTGCTTGTTTCCCGCCGGTTACTGTTTTAGCCGCGCCTATCCCAGCCGCGACAGCAGCTTCTGATCCCTTATCGTTTAAAGCTGCGCGAGCTCCCTCTTTCCCATAATATTTTGTTGGATCTTCTGATATTGATTGAATATCTTCTTTGACTTGTTTTTGCAACGCAGCTATTTCATCAGCCTTCTTTTTTTCCATCTCTAACTGTTCTTTTATAGACTTCTCATAAGCTACATTATAGTCGTCAAGTATAGCTTGCCTATCTTTAGATGCCTGCATCTCGTTGATGATGCCCTTTTTCAACGCGTCATCTACAATCTTAAATCTGTCACCGGCAGTCTTTGCTGCAACTTGTAATTCATTAAACCCTGCTGTTTGAAGTGCTTTTGATAATTCCAAATAATCCTTCTCTAATTCAGCTATTATTTTAGCGTTTTTTTCAGCGTTTTTAGAATTTTTATCGTATGAATCTGAAACTTTTGTCATCTGTTTGTCGAATCTATCTTTACTCTCAGTGACAGAATCGGTGGCTATTTCTTCTTTGTTTAATGCTTCGATAAAGTCATACGAAGATGCGGTCAATTTATCTAAGTTTTTAGCCCAATCATCCTTGCCAAATAATGAAGATAAACTGCTAGCGACCGATGTAATGCTACTAGTTATAACTCCTAGTCCTGTTCCGAATACCTTAAATAAAGATATTAAACCTCTAGCTGCTGATGCCGCTAATGGAGCAAATGCTTTAAGAGCGTCGGTTACAACTTTCAATCCATTTAAAATATTTGGATCGTTGATGATCTCTGTACCGATTGCTTTGAAAGCATCATTAAAGGCATTTTGTACCCTGTTTAATTGACCTTCAAAAGTATCTCCAAGAACAGCGCCAGCTCCCTCGTACTTCTTGTTAATGAGGTCAATTACCGCCCCATTCTCATTTTGTTCTTTTGTCAAAGCTCTAAATTCAGCGCCAAGATTCCCTAACTTACCTACGGTGCCGTCGTATGTACCTCCAAGTTGCTTTACCGCAGTGTCTAAATCAACGCCTGTAACAGCACTAAGATTTGAAGCTGCTTTCACTAAGTTTTTAGCTTGATCGTTTGTAATACCAAAAGATTTTGCGACAGCAAGCTGACTGCTTACAACATCATCGTCAATGCCTGTTAGGTTGCTTAGTTCCTCTGCAAAATCTTGCATGTTTGCGACGGCTTCTTTTGAATATTCTCCCGTCGATGCTAGTGAAATAGCTAAAGCTCTTGTGGCTTTTTCAGCCTCATTAGCCTCTGATATTGATTTGTATACAGTGGCAAGAGTAGCTAGAGGGCCAAGCAAAGCTGCAACGCTTCCGCCCAAGCCTTTCAGTGATCCACTGAGCGAGTCAAAGCTTCTTTCAGCGGACTTAACAGATTTAACAGCGGAAGCGCCAAACTGATCAATCGCCTTTTGAGCGTCTTTTGCTTCGACATTTATCTCTAAGGTGACTTGATTATCTGCCATGACTACCTCTGTTTATCTTCTCTAATTGAATCTTATCCAGCTCTGCATCTATGATACCAAAAATCTCTGCTTTTAGCGCAGAAAGCTCGCTAGTTGGGGTGAAAAATCCTAACTTAGCAAGCCTTTTCCTCTGCGCGTATTCTGCTATAAAACCAGCAGCTTCGTTTATCATAGCACCGCCCTTTAATATTGAGCGGGCTTGCATCCTGATAGCTGCCGTTAAGCGTTTCCCACCTTTTGACCCTCAATAAGTTTTGAAGCAACTTCAATCATTGTAGAGTGAAGTTCTCCTTCATAACTCATATCTTCAAAAGACTTTATCTCTTCGCCAGTAGCTTTGTTTTTTAAGTCTACTGCAACATAAAACTTCTCAGACATAGCAACCATGCGTCTAATTTTATCTAAGCTTTGGTTCTCGTTATAAGTCTCAACGCTTCCGTCGGCTTTTACGTTAACGTCCATGCCTTGGATAAACTGAAATTTTTCATCAAAGGAGAATTTTCTAAGGGTAACTTTACCTTCCCATTTAGCCTCTTCTCCAATACATATGCTTGGTACTACGTCAAATGTCTTCATTAATGCCTCCAAAAATTGTTATCAAACAAAACCAATATAGACTTCGCCTTGTCCACTTGAGTTAACGAATGCTTTTAATTCCATGTTCAATTGAGCTAGACCGTCTTGATCAGCAATCTCGAAAGACGTGATAGTCGCTGTTGGAACGTATAAAGCACCACACTTACCAGCTACCCAGTTACCACCTGACTTAGTTCCAAAAGAGTATTGGAACTTTGTGTCGGTGTTAGCTCTAAACGCTTCAAATTTGCTTGCATCGTATTGCTCGATCAAAGCAGATACCGAAATAGTTACTTCGCGACTTGAGATGATAGACCCTTGGATACCAGACACTGCACAGACTGACGAAATGTCAGACTTAGGCGTATCGATAGTCACATTGACAGTGCTCGCTTTAAAGCAAGTGTAATCAGAAGCTGAGCCGATCATGACCTCGTTGTCTTTAGCGGCCAGTGGATCTGATGAATCATAACTTGGTGTGTAAGCAGCCGCATAGCTGATTGCAGAGTCAGAAGTGTAAGATAAAGCGCCTGTGTCGTCAGCTGTGAATCCTAAAGTTGCACCAATTGAGTCAGTTCCAGTCAACCAGTCAACGTCAAGAGTTCCAGTTGATTTGGTAAGCGTGAACTTTCCAGTGCTGTTGCTGTAAGCAAAAGTATAAGTACCTGCTGCAGCCGCTTGAATAGCTGTTAAAACTGCAGCCGCTAGCTCGTGTGGTGTCTTATAGAATCCTACAGGAACGGTAGCAGAAACGTTACCAGCGCCAATATCAAATACGACTTTGTTAGCGCCTGTAGCTACTTCGATTGGATCAAAATAAAATCCTACCCCTTCAAGGGAGTAAGATGCGTTAATCAACTCGCCTGCAGAGATGTCGATGGAGGTTGATGTTACGCGGGCACCTGCCATAGCTTGAAGAGCGCCACCGTTTCCTAAGTAGTGCCATAGTGAGACAGTAGGGTGTGAGTCATTTGCTGGTTTATAGAGTACGCATTTTGAAAGATTGACCCCAGACGCTGGTGCATTTGGCACCTGGAAACCGATAGTTAGATCATCACTTGAAATGCTATCAATGCAACGGATTCTATAACCGTTCGTAGCGTCTTTGATTAGAAGAGCTTCACCGCGTTCGAAAGTCGCGCCTTCACCAGTGTTTACCTTGATGACTGAAGTTGTTGAGCTTGAGACTGTATCGTATTCTGTCGAAGCTGTAGAGACAGCGCCAAGAGCTGCTTCCAGGAGAACACCGTAGTTAGGTGCTTGCCCTTCAACTCCACTGTGGCGAAGGTAGTGGGAAAGTTCTGATGTAGGTGCTTCTGCTCCGAGGATGCTTTTAGCTTTTCCTAGAGAGTTTTTTAGTTCTGCGTTCTCAAGGCTGTTGACGTTAGGAGCCATTGTAAAAGCATCTTGCAAAGCTACAAAGTCAGTAGCAGCGGACGGCTTCTTAAGAGTTCCTTCTGTCGTTTCTTTTACGATTGCTAGTACCGAACTTCTGGTTTGAATAGACGCCATTCCTTGGCTCCTTTTTATTTATGTGGTTGATGACTCTTGATATTCTACAGCCAAAGCTATTTCGACTGCAAGAAATTTGCCTTGTTGCCCATCTACGTACTGTATCCCGCTGTCATCCGTGACAATAGCTTTGATACATACACCGTCTAGGCTTGGATTAGTTTCAAACGCTAACAATAACGCTCTGTGGTGATCTAATAGATCTTTTTCTACTTCAAACCTTCCGTCTGTGTCGTTCTCAGTATTGACTACTTGAGTAATGATATTGATTGTGTAGTTTCTTTCCCACGATGTAAGACACCCAACGTAGCGCTGAGTATTAACACCTGGGCCAATAGCTACCCCAAAAGCTCTTTTAAGAAAGATAGCCGTGTTTTCACTTACAGCATATGGGTTTGGTATTCTAGCAAATGTAGGCAAGTTCTCTTGTACAAGCGCAACAATAGCATCCGAGATGTCCGCAATCTTGCTCATCTGTTAATCCACCCTTGGCTTGCTATTGTTTCCTGATAGTCTACGTGTCCGTCCATGGTTTCGTCAATCACTAACAGCCGTGATGCAATCTCTGCTTCGTAGCGACGACGCGCATTGTCAGCTTGATCTTTATATGCAAGGCCAAAGGCCATGTATACAAGCTCTGCAACTTTATGAGCCGAAGCCTCTTCAAACACAGACCAATCAAGGATTTGACCACGATTTTTGATGAAAGATCTCTTACGTAAATCTCTAATAATCGCTTCTGCAGCCATGAAATGTTGTTCGTCCCAGTTAGTTTTTCCAGACTTGAAACCTGAAATAATTTGAGGCTGTAAAAGATCTGGGTACATGCTTTGCAGAATGGCGTCGCTAGAAAACTTTTGACCGATGAAAGCCATGCCTGCCGTGAAGCTTGAACCCCACGAAAGTCTTGTCCAGTAACGATTATAAACCGCTGTGCCTGTAAGCCCTACGGTAGTGCTCTCTTGCTCGAAGTCCCATCCTTTAAGGCGATCAGTAGCCCATGAGATGCGACCTGATTTAGTCATCCCAGCGGTTTGATCTATAACGTCTACCGCTGCAGTCCATGCTTGGCCCCACCACATTTGAACCGTCGGTGTCCCTGCGGATGAGCTAGCTTTAGTACTCATTTCTACCCATAAATTAGTGAAAGGGGTAGGTGTGCCGATATAAATATACTGGCCTGATGTGTATGTAAGAGCGTATGTACCTACTCTAAAATCAGATACAGCAACTGATATATCGGTCGTGCCGTGGAATACTCTTTGCGAAATGAGTGAAACTGTCATCTATAACCTCAAGGGTTGACGTTGTCTTCAATTGCTACGCTATTTAACATAATTGCAACTTGTTCTTTTGACGCTTCTGCCGCTGCTAATGCTGCCGCTTCTTTGGCGTACTCTTTCACGAGTCCTGTCAAATATAAACGCACTGCGTAAGTAACAGCGCGGGCACCTGCGACTAGGTTTCCGTCAGCGTCAATCAATCCAAGCTTTGTTGCAGCCGCTTGCATTGGTGCGATTGCAGCATCTGGAAACGTTGCCGCAACGTCGTCAACTATTGTTCCGTCGTCTAGTGTAATTTTAATTGCAAACTTTGCCATGATATCTCCTTAAGATTGTGAAGCCCATCCAACTGTGGTTGATGATCCGCCTGTTTCTTGTCTTTGTACGCCCCCAATATCTAGATAACTAGTCGCTGCTCCTACTGTATATGATGCAAGTGCTTTTAAGTTTGTACCTACGCTAAGGTTATGACCAGTCATCACGTATCCAACAATAGACGTTGCAGAACCAGATGTTCCCGCGTTGTTGTTGAAAGTTAAAGTTGTAGTAGTGTGAGCAGTGATTAGGTACATCCCTATGAACGTTCCAGTCCCACCTGAATGTGAAATCAAATAGAAGTAATCAACATTGTCCTCAACGCTAGAAAAATCAGCTCCTGAAGACGTTAGTACAGCCGTTCCACCGGTCATTGTTCCGTTACTGATAGTTATTTCTGAAACATCTGTAAAACCAGGATCGAGCGAGTAGTCTGTAATATCTTTTGTGTAGTTTGTTGCGTCTGTTGTGTTACCGTAAAAACAATTACCCATTCCATTTATAGATTTATTAGCGGCACCGCAGTTGATGCCTGTAGCAAAACCAGCAATAATATTATTCAGAAGAAATATACTTCCGGTTGTTGCAACGTTGAAATCAAATCCTATTCCTGTAGGTGTTGAGTATCTTCCGTATAAGGTGTTATTCTGATATAGATAAGACGAAGTGCCAGGTGTGGCCACGTTTCTTATTGCAGCAGTTGTGCAGTTTGCAACAGTGTTAAAACTTACTACAGATGCCGTTGAGTTTTGGTTTATACCAATTAAGGAATCGTGGAAGTAACAACCAAAGATGCGGTTTACAGCCGCAGTGCCTCCGTGAGAGAATGCATAACCGTTTTGACAAACACCTTCGCAGAAGAATAAATAAGAAATAGTGTTCCAAGCTGACCTATTTGCTACTGTTGATGTGTTTGTACACTTACAGTACGTCCAACGAACTGTAGTTTGGTTTCCGGTAAAAACAGTTGCGCCTGTCCCTGTTCCCTCAATTGCAGTCATCAGCGTGTATACGCCTGGCGTATAGGAAACGCCACCCATATTCAAAAGTGGTCTTGCCATTCCGGGTGCCCAGTCTCCGGGGATAGACGTGAACCCTGTAATGTGAATAGGATTGTCTATTGTTCCGTTCGTGGAAGTAATAGTAATACCAGCACTAACGGTGTAACTTCCTGCCTTAATCCAAACACTGCCACCAGTGGGGACCATTTCTAGGAAAGCGTCTTCGTTACCATTTAAGCGACCGGCTCCACCGATGTATCCTGTACAAGAAACTGATGCTGTCCCGCTGTTTGGTGTTCTGTCTAAAACAAGAGTAGTTGCGTTTGTGTAGGAAACAATCTCATACCATCCGACAACACCAAAACCACCAGTTCCAGTTGTAGTTTGTTGGTAAAAATTTCCTACCATCACTGGCGTGAAACCGCCTGTTGCACTCGTCAACGATGTAGACGCTCCAACAGCTGCAAAATCGGTTCTTCCCGAAATAGTCGCTGTATCAGCCTGAGAGTAGTCTATTGTAAATGTTCCACCAGTAGGAGTCCCAACAGTTGCACATCCAACAACCGTTGACGGTGTCTTTTGTCCAAACGCGTA